ACCTTTCAAACTATTTCATTAATAATACTTTGTAAAGTAGTGTTTTTGTCTTTTTCTATTGTTTCAGTTTTACCTGTTAAACTTATTATGTTTATTTTTTTCATATTAATTTATTATTATATAAACTTCCATTCAAATCATCATGCAGTTCTGTGTCTTTTAATTTTATTACATACTCTAGAAATATTTGAATATCTTATTCATGTTTTTCTATAGGCCTCAAGCATACTTCAATATTCTTTTATTAAAAATCAGTCTTTATATTGTCAAACCTTTTTACTTCTTTGGTTTTTTTCTCAAAATAATCATTTTGGTCACATATTTTGTCTTCATTTATTAATCATATCCATAACATTATCTTTTGCTGTTCATAAAAATAAATTATCAACTATATTGTTATTAGGATTATCATCTTTATGACATACGTAAATTTTTTTATTATTAATATCTAATCATAAAAATCCTTGAGCTACTAATCTATGTATATAAAATCTTTTAATTTTACTATTTTTGGATAAAGACATTCTATGATATCATTTATTATTTTTTATAAATGATAGAGTTCTATCTTTTATACAATATCTTCATTTTACCCTTTTTAATTTTCATAAATTACTAATTTGATATAGTCATTCAAAATCTTTTATATCTTTCCAAATTTCTTTCATAATATTTTTATTATAACAAAAATAAGCTTTCAAGGGATATATAGTCGCAACAACTAACCTTAAAAACTTATTTCTATTTATATATAATTATTGTTGTTGCCTATTAATTATACTTAATTTAAATATTTATTCAAATTATTTTATTTTTTATTAATATTAAAATTTATCCATTTTTCAATTGTATCTCATTCAACTAATTCTTCTCAATTACACTTGCACTTTTTATATTCTATGAAATATTTACAAGGACAAGCAAACGGATTATTTGGTGTACTACAAACACATCTTCATAATTCTTTGCATTTTTTCCAAACAATTAGTCTTTCTTTAATCATAATTCTAATAAGTTATATAAATATTGTACAGGATTATCTAAATTTCATTCAACTAGTCATAATAATATTTTAGTCCATCACATTACTCAAAAGTTAGCAACCTTATAATTAAAAAATTTATCCATAAACTCTGAAGTAAATATTATTTCTCTTACATCTATTTTTCTATATTTATCTGTTCATTTATCATAATCTACAAATCAAACTTCTCAATTATAATATAAGTTTTCTTTTGTATTTTTTATATATTCAAATTTACTTTTATATATTATAAAATCACATATTTCTTTTAATCACTCATGCTCTGTTTTATTTTTCATCATCCAAACTTAATAAATCATTTACTAGCTTTTTAACATTATTCAAAGAAGAAATTAATATTTTTCATTCTTGATTAGTCATTTTTCAAGTGTTTAAATCTTCTTGACTTGTTTTAGGTATCATTTTTAATTCACTTGCTACTATATCTAGTAGTTATAATTTAGTTTCTATTTTCATATAAATCTAGTTTAGTTATAAATTCTTCTAGTTTATTATCTCTAATAGCTTCTGCTTGTTCATGTGTTATTATTTTTATTATATTTTGGTAATAAGCATTTCAACTCCTATCTTTATTATTTTCATATACTCATCTAGCTACTGCTTCAATAAATTCTTTAGATGTTATAATTTCCAGTGTATTATAATAATTAGCATACATTTTTTTATTTAAAATAAATTCTATCTTAAAGTTATGTACTCTATTCATAGATAAATTAATATGACCAATATATCTTTTTCATTCTTCTATTCAATCTGGTGAATAATCAAGTTTTTGATAATAATTTTTATTATATTTAAATTCATATCAATTATCTAAACCAAACTGTATATATTTTTTTATCATTATCCTTGATAATTAAGAATTAAATCAGTTAGTCTGAAAATTTCATCAACTGCCTCTTTAACTATTTTTTGTAATGGTTCTTCTTGACTTTCTTTTAATTCATTTGAAAGACTATCTAAAATTATTTCAGCATTTCTTTTTTTAACATTTGCATTTATTAATTTTTCTGTGTGTTCTTTATTAACTGTATTTCAAGTTAATTTATCTTTTGGATCAATCCAGTTTTCATTTATCTTTTTCATAATTAAATTCTTTTAAGAAATATTTTATTTATTTTTTTTATTCTCTTCAATATTTTTTTTTAAAATTGTTTTTTCAATTTCTAGATTTTTAATCTTAACAAAATTTTCTAAATCTTGATCTGATAATTCAATTAATTCTTCATTTAATTTTACTATTCTATATATTAAAATTACAATTATTATTAATTCAACCAAAAATAAAATAGATAAAATTATTATTATAAATGTTATTGCTTCCATTTTTCTTATAAGTTATTCAAATATTTTAGATAGTAACAAAAATACTATTCAAGTTATTATCATTTGTAACGATAGTGGAATAATTAACAATGCAATAAACACATACAATCAAAAAGCTAAAAACATTAATCAACTACCAAAAGAAATAGCCCAAAATACATTTTTCATTTTTTCAAATTTTATAAAATAAAATTTAACATTCAAAAGAAAAGATTTTTTCTTTTTGACCGTTATTACTGTTTTCCAACTTCAAACAATATTTTTATTTGTTTTTCAATAAAAATTTCAAGATCTAAAACCTTTTTCTATTCAATTAGAAACATGATTAATAAATCAATTTCATAAAGTATATCATTTATTTAATTTTATTTCTATTATCCTATTATTAATTTTTTTTATCATTTTATAATTTTAAAATATCTAAAATAAATTCCTTATCAAATTTTTCTAATTGTTTTTCTTTAAGTATTTTTCTAAAAGTAATTAATCAATCATTTGGATTTTTTTTAAAAAAATCAAATATTTTTATTTCTTTTTTGAAAGTATCTATAAATTTTTTATCAAAATTTTCAATTTTTATTTCTCATGTTATAATTCATAAATGTACAAATATAAATATTTTTTTTATTATTATCATTTCTAAATCATTTATATTTCATTTTAATGTTTCTATTTCTAATTTAAATAAAATTTTTTTTGTCATTTTGGATATTATTTTTATTTTCATTATCTTTTTTAATTATTAAAATATTTTTTTCTTTTCTTTTATTTTTTCATCAACAATTTTTTTCAAGATAATCATTGAAATTTGAGTAATACATAATTATTTAATTAAATTGTAAACATAATCTATACAATCATCTGATTGTTCTTCTATTGGTAGTTTTTTATTTTTCCATAATTCAAACAATTCAAACACTTCTCAGCTATTCATTAAATATCAATCACATTCTTTATCGTGATATTCTAATAAAACTCATATAAATACAGGATGTCATATTATTTTTTTAATATGTTTTTCTTTAAAAGTTTGTGTACTAGTTCAAGTTTGTCATAAAAAATCAGTATATTCAGTTCATTCAACCAATGTAAATCATCTATTATCTCATATAATAACTACAGAAGTAATATAATTTTGTATAAAAATACTGCATCAGAAACTTAATGTTTTATCAGATATTTTTTCATAAATAGTATCTATTTTATCTTGCTTATTCATTTTTTATAAAATTAATTATTAAATTCAATACATTCTTCTTTTTGATTGTCACCTAAATCATCCCAAGTTATAATTTCATTATATCATAATACATCAATTGCATAGTTCATAACTTGACCTTGTGTACATTTATTATAAGAAATTTTACTAAATTCATTATAATATTTTGATATTCTTTCAAAATTCCTAGCTATTATAAATTTTTGAATTTCTGAACTATTTACTTTTATATAACTATCTATTTTTCAATTTATAAGATGAGCTACTTCTCATCTTTCAACATTTATAGAAAAATAATTTTTTTCATTTTCTGTAACTATATTTCCACTTTTGGTAATTTGTAACATATATAAAAATTAATAATAAAATATTTTTTTTAATTAAAACTTTTAGTAAAAAGTTTTATATTTTTTCATACTACATGATATACAATTTCTTTATCTAAAATATGTTGTAATGCAAGTATAGTTAAAGTTAATGTAGTTTGAGGATCAATTTTTCAATTTTTTAATAATTTATTGGTCTGAAATAGAAGTCCAACTACTTTTTTATTTTTTATCTCTGTAATAATTCTCATAATATAAAAATTAATAATAAAATATTTTTTAACACATAAAGATTATATATTTATTTTTTATTTTGTCAAAGTTTATTTTAAATTTATTTTTTATATTATAAAAAAACCAATAATAAAACATTAATTGGTATTCTTTTAATCAAATATAGATGCACAATTATTTTTTTTAGTAATATTTTCTTTATTATTATTTTCTTCACTATTTTTTGTTAATTTATCAATTTTTTCTAATAATTTAATAATATTACATACTGTTTTATGTTTTACATTTGAATTTTTATTTTTAGTTTTTAATTTAATTAATGTATTTTCAGAAATATCAATTAAATATTCTGTTTTGTACCATTTTGTTATAGTTAAATAACTATATTTATGATTATATTTTTTTAATAATTCAGAAGCTTTAAAACTCATATTATCTTCAATTGTATTTCAAAAATCTAACATTTTTCATTTCATCATATCGTTATAATGTTTCTCTAATAATGTGTTGACTAGAATTGTTTTATTTCTGAAATTATAAAATTTTACCATTGAATCAATTTTTTTTACACTCATTTTTTTTATAGTTATTTATTAAAAATAACACTATTATATGTTTTTTGTGTCGTAAATCAAATAATTTTTATTATATGTCGCGGTTTTGCTTAACAATAACAAAAACTGTTGTGTGTTTTTTTTTATTTTTAGCTTTAATAAGCCAAAAATATTTTTTTTGTAAAAAATCATAACGACATCCACTTTGTAGCATTGTTGAGCTTATACTACATTTACTATATATATATATAATTATATTAATATATAAATATATAAATAATAGAAAACGGTAAAATAAAAAAATAATAAAAAACTCTAAAGGAATTTAGTATAATAAAATGTGTACTTGTTGTGTTTTTGCTTTTATTGTGCAATAAAGTAAATGTTCCTATGTGTAGTTTTTTTTTGTGTAATTTAAATCTTTGTGGTTTAACAATAATATAATTAATGTAATTACATAAGTGTTCCTAAGTGTAGTTTTTTAATGTGTTATTATTCAATTTTAATTTTTATAATCAAATAAAATCTTATCTTTTGAATGTATTTTTATAAAATAATTTTTAATTTTGAAATAATTAAGTATAATTTAACTTATATATTTTTATAAGAATATTTTATGAAAAAAGATTTTACTACAGTTTAAATAATTAAAAATGAAAATAACAAAAATAGATATAAATAAATTAGTTTTATATGAAAAGAATAATAAGCTTCATAACGAAAAACAAATAAAAATACTTGCAGACTCTATAAGTGAATATTGATTTAATTATCCCGTTATTATAGATAAAAATAATATAGTAATAGCTTGACACTGAAGGATAGAAGCAAGTAAATTGCTTTGATTAAAAGAAGTTCCAGTTATTATTAAGGGTAATCTTACAGAAAAACAAATAAAAAAATATAGGTTATTAGATAATAAAATAGCAGAATTAGCTGAAGATAATATTGAAAATATTAAATTTGAGCTGGAAGAGTTAAAGGATTTAGAATTAGATGAATTATATAATTTAGATATTGAAGAAATAGATTTTGATAATATAGAATGAAATGAAGACAGAGAAGTAAGTGATAAAACAAAAGAAGTAGAATGTCCAAGTTGTTGAGAAAAATTTAATGTTTAATTATTATATATGCCAATCCCATACATGTGATCTAAATGAAAAAGTGCAAGACATATATTTAATGTTATAAATGCTTTTACAAAAGATAGAAAAGAAAATCTTTTAGTCGATTTATTTACTTGATGATTTGCTATAAGTGAAATATTTATAAAAGAATGATGGCAAACTATAAATAATGATAAAAATAAATATGTGATGGCTCTTTTAGAACAAACTTTAGATTGATTGTCTGATGTTGTTTTTGATTGGGTAAGTAGAAAAAAATTTGAAGATGTTATTAAAAATCCTTGAAAATATGATGATTGGTATGTTTGATATATTCAATGTATATGGAGTTTTTGAAATAATCAAAAAAATTATTTATACTGAAAAGATAGAGAGGAATTTAAAAAACAAGCTGATGACTTAGTTGTTAGAAAAGAAGTGGGGAATATAATTAAAAAAGAACTGCCTAAAAAATATATTGATTGAATACTTAAGCAAGATTCATTAGTAAAAAGAAGAATTGCCCTAAATAAAGTATGAAAATTTTTATTGAAAAGATGAAATAATTTATATAGACAAAATGAGTTAGAAAGATTACAAAATTTAGAAAGACTACAAAGACTACAAAACCTAGAAAGACTTCAAAGACTTCAAAGACTTCAAAAAGATAATATTAAAAAAATAATAAAATGAAAGTCTTATGAAGAAATAGAAATACCAAAAGACGCAATAGTATATTGTGATCCACCATATAAATGAACAGCTACTTATTCTGAATGATGATTTAACCATGATGAATTTTGGGAATATATTAGAATATTAAGTAAAACAAATAAAGTGTTTATAAGTGAATATACAGCACCAAATGATTTTAAAGCTATTTATGAGTTTTCACAAAAGAGTTGTTTGCAATGATGAAGTCAATCTCATAATAATCAGCCAAATGAAAAACTATTTATATTAAAATAAAAACATGACTAAAATAGATAAAAGAAAAAAAAATTGTTGATCTTGGAAAATGACAGATGCAGTTATTGAAAAATTAGAAGCTTGATTTTCTAATAGCTTAACAGATGATGAATGTTGCTTATATGCAAATATAAATCCTAGTACATTGTATCGCTATATTAAAAAAAATCCTAAATTTTGAGAAAGAAAAGAAAGATTAAAAAAGAAACCAAATATACAAGCTAAAGTAAATTGGATAAAAAAGATTAATGCAAATGATTATCAAGCTTCTAAAGAGTGGCTTGAAAGAAAAAGTAAATGAGAATTTAGCATTAAAACTGAAGTTGATAATAATACAAAAGTGGAAGTATTAGAAATTAAAACACCAGAATAATGAGTTTATTAGAAAAAAGGGAAAAAGAATATTCTGAAACTAAAATAAAAATAAAGGAACTTCAAAAAAGAAGGAAGTTTCTTTACAATTATATTTATATTACCAGAATGCAAAAAAAGAATAAAATTAAAAAATAATTAAGTTTAATTTGATTTATAGAAAAAAATAAATATAATGGTTTTATTAATTTATAATCAATAATAAAATGACAAAATTTAATGAAGAATTAAAATTAATTGTTGAAAAAAATCTACCAGCTATTCAAGCTGAAGAATTAAAAAATTTTTTTATTAAATTAGAAAAATTAGAATTAGAAAATGAAAATTTAAACAAAGAAATAGAATATCAAAAAGATATTATAGCAGACTATAGAGCAAAAGAATGAAAATATGAGAATGCAAAAAAAATTAAAGCTGAAGCAGAAGCAAGTTTAAATGAAACAAAAAGATTAGAAATGGATTTTAAAATAAAAGAATTAGAGTATAAATTATCTTGTGAAACAAACATAACAAATAGAATAATGTCACTTAGTGAATTGGTTTTTAAAAATAGGTATATTAAAAAAGAAATTTTTAAAAGTAATTATAATTCTCAAACATGAGAAAATAATGATGAAACTTATTCAGAAGTAGAAAAAGATAGTGAGGATTTTTAATAATTAGTTTATTGATTTTGTTAACTACAAGTAATAAATAGATGAGGTTTTCTTTACCATAACATTATTTTCCAATATTTGACCGAGTGGCGGAATTTCAGACGCTTAAATCCATATAGATAACAAGGTGGTCCTAAGTTATCATACAGGTTCAAATCCTGTCTCGGTCTCCATAAATAGAATTTTATGTATGAATGTAATGTGTAATAATTAAGTTATTGGATAGTTTGATAAACTAGAAAAACAATGCACCCAATATTAAATACCGACTTTTATAACAGTAACTTGTAAGACTTAGAATTAATCAACTAAGCATCACATAAATTGGTTATAAATAAACCTAGCTTTTATTTTTACACATTACATATATACATAAAATATATTATACCGAGTGGTGGAATAAGTAGACACTAATGGTAAGGACAGATACGATACTAGCAAAATATTTAGGATGGAAACGCCTAACGTAATAATGCTGTCTATGATAGGTGTAAATCCTATCCTCGGTATTAATTAATATAATTATAATTTTTAAATATAATTTATGAAAAAAACTAAAGAAGATTATAAATATTATTTAGATTATAGAACTTATTTAATAAGATTAATTCATCTAAACGAGGTTTTTACTCATTCTATATTTGTTTTATTATTAATAATTTTATATATTTTTTGAATTAAAACAGATATATTAAGTTATTTTTTATTAATAATATTTTGTTTAATTATTTTAGATTGAATTAAATCTATAAGAAAAACACAAAAATTTTTAATAGAATGGGATGAAAAAAATAATTAAATATAAATAAAAACATATAATATAGCTCAATAGTCAGAGCGCTAATTGAGGTGCACCAATATATTAGAGGTTATTAGTAAAAATCTAATTATTATATGTTTTTATTTTTATTTAATAATAATAATTTTTATGAATACTTTAAAACCAGGACAAAAAATATATTTATCTTATGATGGATGAATAACAAGGCATATTATAAGATGATCAATTGAAAAAAAAAATAAAATTTTTTATATTGTTACTAGTAGATGAAAAGATACAGTTCTAGAGTCTAAAAATGTATTTTTAACTTTGGAAGAAGCTAAACTATCATCAGTTAAATGTTTAGAAGAAAAAATAAAAGATATAAATAAATTAATTGATGAAGTTGAAAAAGCTGAAAAAATAGATTTTATTCCTGAAATAAGTCCACAAGAAGAAGCTGAACTTAAAAGAAAAGAAGAAATTGAAAATCCAAAAGAAACTTTAGAAAAATAATAATATAATTATGAAAAATAAAAAAACTACTGCATTATGGGCTTTCTTATTATGAAGTATATGAGCCCAAAGATTTTATTTGAATCATTATTGAATAGGTATAATTTATTTTATTATATTTGTATCTTTCCCACCAGTTTGATTTTGAATATGATTATTAGAGTTTTTTTATTTTCTTCTTATATCTAAAGAAACATTTAATAAATTATATAATAAAAATTTAAAACAATGTGAAGATTGTTTAGAATATATTAATTCTAAAGCTAAAAAATGTAAATATTGTTGATGAAATATATTTAAAGATATATAAAAAAAATATTTTCTTTTTGGTTGTATGAAATAATAAAAAAAAATATAATAAATAAAATATGTTGGTAGATTTTTCAAATAGAGAATTATATAATTATAAATTTATCCCATATATAAATAATAAATCTAGATATTTATTTTATATGTGATGAGGTTGAAGCTGAAAATCTAAGTTTTGTGCTCAAAAAGAAATAATTAAAACTTTTATAAAATGAAATAGATTACTTTGAGTTAGACAAGTAAGAGAGACTATAAAGGATTCAATTTATGCTGAGTTAGTTCAAGTAATAGAAGACTGGAAATTAAAAGATTATTTTGAATACACAGTTTCTCCATTATATATAAAAAATAAATTAACTTGATCTGATTGTATATTTAGATGATTAGATAATGTTGAAAAAATTAAATCTGTTAAATGAGTTACCCGTGTTTGGCTTGAAGAAGCAACAGA